GCAACAGGCCTAAGCCAGTTTATGATTACAAAGTAACTAAGAAAACGAAAAGCCCATGCGTTATCGATCCCGGCGAAAAAGAATTTCAAATACTTTTAAGTGATAAGGGTAAATAAACATGAAAGAAATAGGATCAAGATTAAGTATTCAATTAAAGTTTTGGGGTATTAAAGGGTTTCATTCTGTTTACTCGAAGAAAAAGCCGAGGGTTAGAGTTATGGCTAAGGTTAATCCATCGGTTAGTTATGAGGCTAGTAAATATTTAAGTAGTCAGGCAGAAACGGAATTATATTTACAAAATCGATTTCGAGGTAGGCAAAATGCATCAGGATTGGCGGGTGTTGATGGTTTAGGTTTAGGTGTTGCTGGTGGCATTGCTGGTTTATTGGGTCAGCAGCAGGCTAGCCATCAAGCCAGTGCTTCTTTAAGGGCGTCACAGTTACAACAGCAAACACAAATGCAGGCTGTAAGCGAACAGCAAGATCGGTTTAATCAGAACATGCAAATACGGCAGCGATTTGGATTCAACTAAGCAAAATGCTATAATCAATTAAAAGTTTCCATCGGCAAGTAATTCGCTACCTGCCAGGATTAAAACGCCAATGTGTTAATACTGTCGGTCGATAGAGTTAATGCAGCCTCAAATTAAACTAATTAAAATGGGTGATGTATGAATAAAGATAGATTTAAACATCTTATAAATACATATAAATATGTTGTGATTATTCCATGCTGCATAGCATTTGTTATAGTTATAAATTATGGCTTTGCACTTTTAGGGGAGCCGAGAAGCTTATGGTTTATGAAGTTAATCGGCGCAATGTAAATTACGGTAATGTTACCATTTAGAAGTAACGATAAATTAAGAGGGTGTAATGAGTAATTTAAACTTAAATGAAATAGGGCAAACGATAAGGGTTAATGTCGGTGAAGATATAAGTTCATCAACCCCAACCCTGATTATTGAACCAGAAATAGGCTTGCGAAAAGAAATTACAGTGGGCGTTACAGTGCCAGCGGTAACGGTGGTAACCGACCTAGAAACATTCACAGCTAATGAATACATTGAATACAATACAATTGATGGTGATCTTGATTACGTTGGCAGATGGAAGAAGAAGGCTAAATTAGACTTTTCATCAACTAATATTCAGCAAACTGATTTTAGTAAGTTTAGGGTTCTACCATAATGGGAGATAAACGAATAGGCAATCAATTCTGGAAAGCAAGATCAAAGCATGGGAGATCTAAAATATTCAGTACGCCTGGTAAGTTATGGGGTGCTGCTTGTGAGTACTTTCAATGGGCGGAGGATAACCCATTACAGAAGGATATTATTTACCAAGGCGAGGTGACAGGCCAGGAAAGTCTATTAAGGGCCATGACTATATCAGGGCTGTGTATTTTCCTAAGTGTTAATAGTGATTATCTGACTGATTTTAAAGACAATCTAGATTTAAAAAAGAAACAAGGAAAAGATTTTTCACGAGTCATAAAGAATATTTACGAAATAATTAAGACTCAGAAGTTTGAAGGAGCAAGCGCAGGACTGTTAAATCCCAACATTATTGCAAGGGATTTAGGGTTGACAGATAAGAAAGAATTATCAGGGAGTGCTGAGAATCCTTTAACCATGGTTATTAAAGAAATATCGGGGAATACACTTGGGCCAACTAGCGACTAAGATACCAAAGAATGATATCGAGTTTAAAGAGTGCCTTGCCGATCCATGGTGGAGATTAACCAGCGGTCAATTATATAAAATAATGATTAAAGGTGATGACGGGGAAGAATCGCTAGTCATACCTTTTGTTCCTAACGATGCACAAATTCAGTTATTCACTAATCTTCACACTCGAAACAATATCCTAAAAGCACGACAACTCGGATTTACAACTGCGATAGAAATACTATTCCTAGACTGTTGCCTATTCCGTGAAAACGTAAGGGCAGCAGTAATAGCTCAAAGCGAGGATGTTGCTAAGACAATATTCAGAGATAAAGTGTGCTTTGCTTATGATAACCTCCCCCCATCATTAAAAGCCGCCATGCCATTGGCTAGAGATAGTGCGAGTGAATTGCTATTTGCCCATAACAACAGCTCTATCAGAGTTGCCACCTCCGCCCGGTCAGGCACGCTTCAGTACTTGCATATATCAGAATTCGGTAAGATATGCGCTAAATTTCCAGATAGGGCTGACGAGGTTATAACAGGATCTATACCCGCTGTTCCGACTAATGGCATGGTATTTATAGAGTCAACCGCAGAAGGCCAAGATGGGCATTTCTACAAAATATCAAAGAGGGCAGAATCTTTAATGCAATCCGATAAAAAGCTAAACCCTAAAGATTATAAGTTTCACTTCTTCCCATGGCATGGCGAGAAGAAGTACAGAACAGATCCAGATGATGTTGTTATCACCGATAAAGATAATGAATACTTCGACAAGATAGAAGGTGAGGCAAATTGTTCGATTGATAATGATCAACGCGCTTGGTGGGTAATGACTCGGGATGCTGAGTTTTCCGGCGAAGAAGAAAAGATGTGGCAAGAATACCCAAGCACGCCTAAAGAGGCTTTTCAAAAGTCAAAAGAGGGCTGTTATTATACTGTTCAAATGACCAAAACAAGAAAGGATGAGCGAATTACAACTGTTGCTTATCGCCCAGGTTATCCAGTTAATACATTTTGGGATATAGGTAACAGTGATGGTACAGGGGTTTGGTTGCATCAAAAGATAGGTCAAAAAGATAACTTTATAGGCTATATTGAAGGGTGGGGAGAGCCGTATAGTTACTATGTTAAAGAGTTAAATGCAACTGGCTATGTGTGGGGCACTCATTATTTGCCGCACGATGGTAATCACATAAGGCAAGGTCAGAATGATAATATATCACCACAAACAATGCTTGAGAATCTAGGCCTTAATAATTTTGAAATAGTACCAGTAACTCCTGAAATATCCCATGGTATACAGGCAACAAGGGATTCATTCTCAACATGTTGGTTTGACGAGGCAGGCTGCAAAGATGGTATAATACATTTAGACTCGTATCGTAAACGGTGGAATAACACCACAGGAAGATTTACCGATCAGCCTGTGCATGATATACACTCAGAGTGTGCGGATGCTTTCAGGCAGTTTGGGCAAATGAATATAAGCGGCGATCTGGATGGTAACAAACACGTAAACATTAACTTTGATTCGGAATTCTAAACAATGGCAAACAAAGACGAAAAAGATATTCATAAAATCGCAATGAAACGGTTTGGTCGAGTCGAAGATAAAGAGCGTGATCAGCGGTCGTTATCCGTGGAGGATACTAAGTTTGCTCAAACCGAAGATGGTCAGTGGGATGAAGACGCCAAGAGAAAACGCGCTAACAGGCCACGATATACAATTAACCGGGTAGCTGGTGCGATAGATCAGTTAGATGGTGATCAGCGACAAAACAGTACCAACATTAAGATACGCCCAGTTTCAGGGGGAGCTACTGAGTCCGTAGCTAAAACAATGAGCGGCATCATAAGAAACATTGAAGGATCAAGCAAAGCCAAAAGAATATACACCAATGCAATTAATGAAGTGTACAACGGTGGCTATGGTGGATGGCGCATACTAACAGAATTCTCAGATGATGATCCATTTGTTCAGGATATTAAAATTAAATGGATTAGAGGGGCTGCAACCTCTTTGTGGTTTGACCCAGGCGCAGAAGAATACACTAAAAGCGATGCTATGTGGGCATTTGTAACTTTTGATATGTCCCGAGAAGAAAGGGAGGAAAAATGGGCCGATAAGCCAATTGTAGAATGGAGCCAAGATCAACGTAATAGAAGCAATTGCAGATCATGGTTTAGAGATGGTGCGATTCGGGTCGCTGAGTACTGGGAAAAAGTAGAGGTAACTAAGAATATAGCACTGCTATCTGATGGTAGGATTATTGACGAGGATGAAGAGAAGCCGGTTCTTGATGAGCTAGCCGGGAAGGGTATCACAATAGTAAAACAGCGAAAGGTCAAATCATTCAAAGTTCAAATGACAAAGATGGATGGCGGCGGCATTTTAGAAGAACCGAAACCTTGGGCCGGTAAATTTATTCCACTAATCCCCGTTTATGGGCATGTTAATTACATCGAGGGTCAAGAATTTATTCGTGGCGTGGTACGATTCGCCAAAGATCCAAACAGAATTTATAACTACACAACTAGCGCAGCAATAGAAACAACAGCGTTAACTCCTAAAGATCCTATTTGGATCACAGGTAAGCAAGCGAAAGGCCACGAAACAAGACTCGCATCATTCAACACAAACAACGATCCGTTTCTTTTTTACAACGCAGACCCAGGAGCGCCCGGCGCACCACAAAGGGGAGGCGCTCCGGCTGTTCAATCTGCTTTCCTCCAACAAACACAACAAGCAAGCATGGATTTGT